AGGATGGCCTCCTTCATCTTGCCGCTGCACCAGTCGATCAGGCGCATGAAGATGTCGGCCTTGCCGCTATTCGCGTCCTTGATGTCGATGTCGTACATCGACTCATTCGGCCCGATGCGGGGCAGGACCACGGAATTGTCGTTCACGAGGTTCTGAAGCACCGTCAGCATTTCGCTCTTCGCGGCATCGTTGCCGGACGGGTAGTAGCCCACCCGAATGCCGAGCGCATATCGCTCCGCGTATGCGGCGGCGTTCTGAAGGATTTCCTGCTTCAGCAGCCAGATATACCAACAGACATCGCGCGCACCCACGCCGCGATAGATTTGGTCCGCGCTGTTCGGGTCGATGAAGTTTGGCGCGGTGGTGAACACGCGATGCAGGATGACGGATCGTCGCTCGTTCTCGTTGAACAGGTGGACGAGCGAATCGAATCCCAGGTCCGTCACGCTTGCTTCGTTGATATACGCGCTGCCCACCCGCATGGCGAGGTTGCCGCGCTGGTCAAAGGCAAGGGTGTCGGCAGCGAACGGGAACCACTCCTTGACGCGAACGCCGAGGATGCTGTCGCGTTCGTACACGATGTTGGCTGCGCTCACCCCGTACCACACGGCTTCGTGCAGGGACCGGAACAGGTCGCTGCGGCGGGGGATCGCGTTGATGATGTCGCTGACGCGGTTGCCGAGCTCCACAAGGCGCGGGTTCTCGTCATCGACTGCGACCACCGCCCATTCCATGCCGGCGAGGGTCACAAGGAGGGATCGCAGGACACCTTCGATGTCCGCGTCCATCCGCATCATGGCCTGATAGTTCGGGTCAAGCCTGTAGGCCAGGCTCGAGTTCCGCAGCATCAAGGATGCGGTGCGGAAGAACGTCCGCTGCACTTCGACCGGGAGCGCGAGTGGCGAAGTCGGGCCGCGCTGAATTGGCGGCGGCAACGGCTTGCGCGGCCTGCGCTTGGGCGGCGTTCCTGCCCCGGTCACGGGGTGAGCGATGTTGCGCGGATCGTTGGTCGGTTGTTCCACGGGCATAGTCTAACGATTCACCCGAAGAACCTACCCTTCATCGGGCGCGAATCAAACAAGCGCGTAGGCGTGGTGGTCACCGTCAACACGCCGCCGGCGGAAACGAGCGTACCGCTCGCGGCTGCGTTGCACAGGTCCACCACAACGTCCACCGTATCGTCGTGCGCCCCGGCGGGGAACGAAAGCAGCTCGTCCACCACGGGCCGGAAGGCGTTCACTACCTGGCCATCGTGCGTCTGCGGGAAGGACAGTTTGCCCTGTTCGATGAACGGTTGCGCGCCGGCGGCGCGAAGGTGCTTGTCTGCGCCGCGTTCGACCGGAACCACCGGGCAGCGCGTCGAGGAGCGGAACTGGTCGAACACGCCCTTCTGCGGGCCGTTGGCTTCGGCCAGGACCATCGCGCACCCGCGCCGCTCCACGAGCTCTCGAGCCATCCGCGCGAAATCAGGAAACGCCTCGCGGACCCGCAGGATGTCGGTGAGATATAGCGTTCGGTTGGCATCGACTTCGCCAACGATGCACACGCTGTAGTCGGGGTCATCGCGTTCCTGCCGCTTGCGTCCGTACCCCCAGTCAATAGCGGCGACCGTGCGCGCGCCGCTAGGAATCTCCCCGATAGCGTGGTATCGCATCCATTCGGGTCGAAACACGAGGAGGTCGGAGGACAGCGGCACGAGCTCGTAGGCGCGTGCGTAGGCCATCGGTCCCATCGCGCGGCGGTTGCGCTCGAGAAGGTCGGGCGTAAAGACTTCGGGCCACGGGCTTTCCGTCCCCGTGCAGGGGCGGCGCAGGAGCGTGCCGGCGGCTTGGCATTCTTTGCGCCAGTCGGCAGTTACATCGTCGGTATGGAACGGCGTGGCGGTGCGCCAAATGCGGCCCGGATGCGCGGCCGAAGGATCAAGCATGGGAAGCCAAATGTTCGCAAGGGCTTCTTTCACCTGCTCGCGCAAGGCGGGCTGTAGCACGGCGTTACGGAGGTCGCAGATGTCATCCGGCCACAGGACATCGGCACGGCCACCCGTGCGGCCGAAGATGCCGGAGGCTTGTACGGACGGGTCGCGCCGCGCCGGCAGGCCGGGTGCGGTGACGCTCCACGCCATGACCGTATCCTCCCCTGGCTTCAGTTTCACGTGCGGGAATACGGTTTGATACAGCGGGCTGCGGATGACTTCGCGCAGGAAACGGCTCGTGGCGGCAGCGGCATCGTCGTTGCTGCCAATGAGCTTGAACCGGGTTGATGGTCGCTTCCCAAGCCACCAGGCGCACAGGTAGGTAAGGGTTGAAGTCTTGGCATGGCCGCGCGGCAGTTCCGCGTACCACGAGTGATGGCCGAGCGCGTGGGACAGCAGTTCGCGCTGAAGCGCGGATACAGGCTTCCCGATGCTCAAGGCGATGAAGGCCACGGGGTTCTCCCGCGCCTTCTGCACCGCCTCGGCCGGAGTCAGGGCTTGCGCTTTGGCTTTGACTTTCGGCACGGCTTGAGGACCGGGGTATCAGCGGCCACGGCGGCGATGGAACGGGCCACGGCCTCGAGCGCGCCATCGGGCATATCGGCGGTGATCTCCACGCGGTCGGTCGCCGTGCCGTCCTCAAGGCGGTAGATGCGGTCCAGTTGCACGGTGGCATCAACGCGGTCGCGCGAAAGAGCCGCAAGCACTTCAACGGCCCGAACGCGGGTGCGCGTGTCCATGTTGGCATCGTTCATCACATCCATGAGGAACGCAGGAGCGGCCTGTGCGGCCGGGGCGGGAATGTCCCATCCGCCGTACACAACGCGCTCAAGGCATGAGAGGTGTAGAGTTTTCTCGCGCCGGGAAATCAGGTCACGAGTATCCCCCTTCCCCCTACGTGGGTCAGGCGTTTCGTCGGGCATGATGCCCCCTTCCGGCTTCATGTTAGCGAACCGCCGCACGTTCACGCAGAATGAGATCAAACCCGGCGGCGTTTGCCACCTTTAAAATGGAATCGAAGGTCGGCTTGCGCTTCCCAATGACCGTGCCCGGCGTACCGAGGAGGCAGCGCACGGTATGCGCGCGTAGCAGGCCATTTGCCTCCATCTCGCGGGCCAAGGCGGATCGCGTACCGCCGGCTGCGGCCACCGCTTCGGTGATGGTGAACTTGAACGTGTCGTAGTCGGTGAGGATGGTCATACGCGAGTGCATACTACCACGCATAGCGCGACTGCAACGGCGCATACCCCGACGAATATCGCACCGCCGACGATGAGGAGGGTGTCATGCCATCGAAAGTCTCGGCAGGCGGGGCAGTCGCAGCGGTCATTGCTCACGGGCTTCGTACTCCTGAAGCTTGGAAAGGTACATGATGTTGCGGGCCTTTGCTTCCTTCAACTCTTGCCGCAGCGTCACGATGATTTCGGTCTGCCGTTCGATCTCGTCGGCGGCCTGGGAGAACATGGTCGGGCCGTTGATCGGGTCGATCAAGGGATTTCCCCCGGTGACGTTTCGGTGCCTTTGGCGCAGTTCGTGAATGATGTCGCTCACTTGCCGTCCCCTTTGAAGCAGTCCCAGCCGAGATATTTCGCAAAGTCGCTTGGTGCAATACCGCCATTCACGAATATCTCATTGCAATACTTCCGCCTTGCATCGTCTCGCTCCCGCCTCGCCTCGTCGCACTCGGCGCGGAGGCGTTCAATCTCTTGAGCGGCTTCGCGCAATATCTTCGGCTGCAAGATTGTCAGATAACCGTCCAAATCCGCGTCCGGTTGGCTGCATCCGCATGAGCAGCGAAAGTATGAACCTTTGTCTCGGAGCGGTTCGCCGCATTGCCATCCAAATCCTGGGATTTCAAGCAGACGAGTCACGATATTGTGGTCATGCATTCGACTTTCCTTGATGAAATGATTGCTTGGCAGCGGCACGTTCAAAGTCCCAATACAGTTCGGCGTTGCATCGGTCGCATTCTTCGGGCTTGCCGTGGGAATGCGGAGGCAGTTCCTTCAGGGTTGATTTCACCCACTTGCCGTTGCGCCACAGCATGATGTCCTTCACTTACCGTCCTCCTTGAAGCAGTTCCAGCCTCTGGAATCGGCGTAGTCGCCCCGGAAGAATCCCGTCTTGTGCATCATGTTGCACACCTCCCGCCGAGCCGCATCGCGCTCTTTCAGCGCGGTTGCCACGCCGATGCGGAGCAGCTCGATTTCGTCTGCCGCCTGTTGCATGAGTGCCGGCGCGTAGGCCTCGGGGTTGGAACGGATGACGGTCACGATGTCTTTCATCTCTGCCACCTTTCAAGTGCTGCCACGTTGAGTACGCCAGGGTCCACGAGGACGTACCCGCGTGCGTGGTTGATGTCTGCGATCACTACCACCCCGTACACGGCCCTGGCGTGCGTCACCACGTAGGAAACGGCACGCGGGGTTATCTTCCACCGCAGGGCGAGGTTCTGCCTGGTGGGGAATTCTCGTCGGTCGGTGATGAGGACGAGTTCCGACACGCGCGCAAACAGGTCGGCGGCGGTGTTGCGGGTCTTAGTGCGCTTGCGCCTCATGGATTGGCCTCCCGTGCTTGCCTGTCCACGCAGCGCGGGCAGCGATCCCCGAGGGCGGTGCGGTCCCAGTTGCCCCGGTTGGGTGCGAATTCCTCGCAGATCACGCATTGCCCGATGCCGTACTGCTTCATCACCTTTGCGAGCAGGGCATCGAAACTTGCGACTTCCTTAACCGACACCCACGGCCGGCTATGCGCCTTCCAATTGTGGAGAGCTTCGCAGACCTGGGCGGCTTCGTGGTTGGTGAGGATCATGGGTAATGTCCTTTTTCTTGTTCCAAAGACAAGGCCAAGGCGGTGAAGCCTTGGCCCTGAATCACCATCGACCAGATCGTGCGCCCATAACTGCGCCGAATCGACGTTCCAAGATTGTGCGTTCTCGGCTGATCTCCAAGAGCGCGGCCTGCAACACCGTTTCCGACTTCTTCAGTTCGGCAATTTGCGCCGCAAGCTGAAGTTCCTCGGAAATCATTGTCTTGGCGTAATGGGAAGCCATTTCAAGCGTTCCCAAGGCCGAGGCAATGACGGGAGCAGCCAAAGGCTGCACGATGGTGATTGTGCTGTCCTTTTTCATGGACAACTCTCCTCTGCCGCTTGGCGGCAAATGCCGCACTTCCGCAACGTGCGTCCGTGCGGCATCGCCAAAGATACCACCCAGTATAGGCCCGTCAAGGGGCTGAAGCAAGTATTTCCCCGGAATGTGAGATATTTCCATATTGGACGCAGCGGACCGCATTTGCCCTATACGCGGTCGGCGGAGTTTGGATGGGCGCGGGGCCGTCCGGACGGTTCAAACGCGACTGGGGGCAATCTAGGCGGCTTGCGGAGGCTCCCGGCCCGCCGGAGGCTCGGGAGGGTCGGCCCGGACCCCGAAATCGACCGCCGTTGCCGCCCACACCACACGCGGCGTTCCCGGCCCAAGCCATTCCTGTTCGATCTGATCTGCCACGAAGCTGCGGGCATCGCGCGGGGCCATGCCGTCATTGTCGCGCAGCCTGGCGGCGATCATGTCGGCCGAATAGACCGCGACCGGGATGCCGCGCTCCCCGCTACGCGGGTAGCACACGCCGAGCAGGCAATCATCGAACCCGGCGAGGAGGATGGCCTGTGCGCGCCGCTTACCCATGATCGCAGTCTACCGAACGGGGTTTGCGCGGCAGTAATCGACCGCGACCGCCAGTACGCGGCGCGTCTCGCAGCCCACGCCGATGCGTTGCTTCACGGCCTCGAGCTCGGCCGGCGTGGCGGTGGAAAGCACTTCCTCCGCCCACCGTTCCCAATCCGCGATCTCCTCCGGCGGGATCGGTTGGCAGGATTGCAGGGCTTCGCGGGTGCGGGTTGTTTCCGTGCGTGCGTTGTCCTGCACTCGAGCGGCCCCGGTGATGCGGCCGTAGGCGCGGTTGATCGCCGGGATGTTCGGCCGGCTGCGTGACTGCATGGCATCCTCGCGGATGCAGTCGCGCAGCTTGTCCTGGTGCAGCGACCCCCATCGCTCGTTGATGAGCGCACCCTGTTCCGGGGTCGGCTTCCATCGCGGCCACAGCGACCCCATCAGCTTCTTGTTGTCGTTCCACGTGATTGCTTCGTGCATGGCATTGCTCCTCTCGTTGCGGTTCAGAACGGCACCCAGTTCGGATCAGTCCTCTTGTTGAATTTCTCCCGCCGTAGGCGGCTCCCCCCCTTTGAAGGGGGGGCTATGGGGGGTTGGATATCTGTGGTTGTAGTTGTAGTTGTGATTGCCATTGCGTCCGCATTGGCCACCCCATTGGCGTTGCCATTGGCCACCCCATTCCTGTTGCCCCAACGGGCCTCCGCTCCGCGCTTTCCGGACTCGGATGCGGTGTTGTGCTTCTCCCGCGCCTTCACGCGCTCACGTTCCATGCGCGGGTGCGATAGGGTGGCCATTGGCGACCCCATTGGCGTGAAACGGGAGCGGATGACCGTCCAGTCCGCTTCGGTCAACAGGCATCGGGTCAGAGCTGCGCAAGCAGCATGATCGTCGGGGATGCCGCCATTCGTCCATGCGTACATGAGGAGTTGCGTGTACGCCCATCCCTGCACCGGGGTCATCGTCGCCGTGCTGACGAGGAAGTCATTCGGGTACATCGGAAACCATGCGAGGTCTGCCATGTGCTGTCCATGCAATCACCAGGGCGGGATGGCGGAGCGGCTTGGCGGTACTACGCCATCCCGCGCCCGGTTGAGTTGGTGAGCGTGCTGCCAAGCCGCTCTTCGCCGCCCACAATGGGCCGCGCTGCCGACATGATACACACCGCGCCGCTTGACGCAACCCCCCAAGTGGGTATACTGCCCGCGTCCGGCATTTCCATTTGCGTGGCGGCTTCGGATGTCCCTGGCCGGCCGGACTCTTTAACCCCCGGAAAGCACGGCGCGTCGATCGCAAGATCCGCGCCGTGTTCTTTCCTGTACCGGAAATCGCCGTGTACGCGAAATCGACACATTCAAATAACGTGTACGAAAGTGCTACATATTTGAACATCTGTAGCGCATTCGATTCATTGGGCAGCAGCGCGCTCGTTCCGCGCGCGCCCTGCCCCGGCGAGAGGCTGACAATTCGTTACCCCATCGGTGGTATCGACGCGCGGCGTACCTTGCGGCCTTCTGGCGCGTCCCGAGCGAGAATAGGCCGTTGGCTTCCTTACGGCTGGCACTCGCACCTTCGCGCGGTCAGTATACGCGTGTCATTCCTGAACCTTCCCATCCTGCACTCGGCGATACCCAAGCCGCCACAGCAGCCTAGAGATGTCGCGCGCGGTCGCGTCCACGGCCGTTTCGTCTAGCTCCGGTCGAATCGCGTGCAGGGCTTCGTGCAGCACGGTGTCCAGGCGGTCAGCCTCGCCTTGCCATGTCCCAATGCGGATGAGGCGGCCGGCGGCCTTGCCGGGGTCGATCATGTCTCCGTAGTCCCGCATATTGGCAGCGAAGCGGAGCCGCCAGTATTTGCCGCCGAGCCGTACACGCATCTGTCCTCCTAACACGGCTAGTTCCGCCAGTTTCCGTTCGTTTCCGCCAGTTTCCGTTCGGTACCCATTCGTTTCCGTTCGGTTACTCGTCAATGCGCGTCCATGACATCCCACGCCATGCGCGGGTGACCGCGCGACTTGCCGCCGTCCTTTGACGGTTCGACTTCCCACCGGATGAACAGGCGCACCCATTTGGCGCGCAGCGGCGTTGGGCCTGGCCCCTTCTCAACGATCCACCCGCCGGACCCGTCACCCCAGTCCTGTTTGTAAGTACCGCACCGCACGAAGTCGCAATGACGGTGACGCACCTCATACACGCCGTTGCGAGTCTCAAGGTATTCGCGGGCAATGCCGACGATGTTGGAATGATGGTTGTGGCCGACCGCGATGCAGTCAACGCCCTCGAGCCACGAGAGCATTCGCCGGCTGTCAAGGACACCCATCGACATGGGCGCGCCGCCGCCGGAGCCGTGGTGATAGCGCATCGTCCAAGTCAGCTTGCAGTTGTTCACCGCCACGCGCACCTTGAGCCAACCGCCGTAGCCGCCTGCGCCCATCTGCGATTTCGGATTGATGGACTTGATGGCACGAACAAGGTTTGCCGTGGGGCACACTTCATGGTGTTTTAGCCACGCGGACTCGTGGTTTCCAGCGCCCAGGAAAGCCCAGTTCTGCGCGTAGGGCGCGTATCGTTCCGCTGCTTCGTCAATCACGCTATCGAAGTACGCCGCCGCCAGTTGCGACGAACGAAGCTGCGACTTGCATTGCCGGCGGTCACTTGCGCCCTGCATCAAGTCCAAGCAGTCCCCGAGGTCGCAGATGATCGCGTTGCGTTTGACTGCTTCGCGCAGGTGCTTCTCCTCGAGCGCGCGGTCGCATTTCTTGTTGTCGGAATGTGCGTCCGATCTTAAAAGTATGTATTGCTCCCACTCGCGGAACGAAGCCCCCGCGCAGTCCACGATGTGGATGTTCTTGCCGTGATGCGTGACTTGAAACGGCGGCGCGGCGGGTTTCTTTGCCATGCCTTCCCACCGTAGTGGTTCAGGGTGCAAAACCATCAAAGTGAAAAAAAGTGGAATTTCCGTGCAGGTACCCACTTGCGACAGCCGATACGCATCGGTATAACACCCTGCGCCGAGGAAGCACGTTGCGACCGAAGCGCAGTCCATGAGGAGAGAACATGAAGATTCACCGCGACACCATCGAGAACCTGCTCAACCACTACCCCAGTCTCCGCAGCCGGCACGATGACGTTTTGCTTGCCTGTGCGCGGGAATTGAGCGACGAGGTAAGCCGCCGCGTCCTTCGCGCTCACGAAGCCCTCGGGAAGATCGACCCCGACAACGAACCCGCCTGGGAGGCAGCGCGCGAGGAACTGGACAACGCGGAAGCCGCGTTCCTCGAGCAGCACAGCGGCACGGAGATTTCCCTGTGAACGCGCGCCGTACCGACCCGTGGACCAGCCACGAAGCGGCGCGCGCATTACGGCCGACCGCGCAGACGCAGCGCGAAACCCTGCTGCGTGTCTACGAGCTGCATCCCGATGGCTTGACCGACGAGGAAGCGGCCGCGCTCGCCGGGGTAACGAACGGGGGATGGAAGCGGTGCAGCGAGTTGCGATCACTTGGATTGATCCAAGACACGGGCCGCGCTCGTGTCGGCTCGAGCGGCCGCGCGTGCATCGTGTGCGCGATCCCGACCGCAACCACCCTCTTCCCGATCAAGGAGCGCATCCAATGGTGAGCGATCACGCAAAGGGCATTTTCGTGGTGATGCACCGTCTGCGGCTTGAACCGCAAATGATGATCGACCCGGCAGCCGAATACGTTGCCGCTCACAATGTGGAAGCGGTCATGCGCGCTCGATGGCAGCGCAGCACCGCCGAGCCGCGCCTGTTGGACTGGACGCTTTCGCAGTTGTGGGTCGAAGGCAAACTGTGCGGCGTGCCTGAATCCGACTTCCCGGAGAACTTCCCATTTCAGGGCATCGTGAACGCCTGCACGATTAGCAGCCTCATGCGCCGCAAGCTTGAGGCGATGGGGACGAGGGTAATCGCATGATTGGATCGCAAATCCTGACAGGCGACTGTCTTTCGATTCTTCCTACCCTGCATGACAAATCCGTGCATTGTTGTGTGACCAGTCCGCCGTACTTCGGACTGCGCGATTACGGTCACGATGGTCAGATTGGTCTAGAACCAACACCCGACGAATACGTTTCCAAGATGGTGCAGGTGTTCCGCGAGGTCCGCCGTGTATTGCGCGATGATGGCACGCTGTGGCTAAACTTGGGAGACAGTTACGCCGCGCAGCGCGGCGGTTCGCCAATGCCGGCGGAAACGCTTGCGGGCGGAATTTCAGGCCACGGGGATAAAGTCGCCAAACGTGGGCGTGAATCTGCATATCTGCCGCACAGAAATGCAGCTTCCCTGGGCCTGAAACACAAAGATTTGATGGGCATTCCTTGGCGTGTCGCCTTTGCGCTACAAGCTGACGGCTGGTATCTGCGACAGGACATCATTTGGCACAAGCCAAACCCCATGCCGGAAAGCGTGACAGACCGCTGCACCAAGGCGCATGAATACATGTTCCTGCTGTCTAAGTCGGAGCGATATCACTTTGACGCGGAAGCAATTCGTGAAGAAAATGCTGATCCAACAAGAACAAATTACACTCCCGGAAAGCGAGCTTATGCCGAGGGAAATACAGATCAATGTCCAGGGAAGCGAACTCGCAGGAATGATGGCTTTGAAAAATATGCAGAAGGAGCCATCTGTCAAGGAAGAAATAAGCGCAGCGTTTGGACGGTTTGCACCAAACCGTTTCGTGGCGCGCATTTTGCCACGTTCCCGCCCGACTTGATCTTTCCATGCATCATGGCCGGATGCCCCGCCGATGGTGTTGTGCTTGATCCGTTCAACGGATCGGGAACGACCGGAATGGTTGCACTACAGAACGGTCGCCGTTATGTAGGCATTGAGCTGAACCCCGAATACGTTGCTTTGAGCGTGGAACGCATGGGCATTCTTGGTTCTTTGATGGAGGTGATCCCATGACACTTGAAAACCGTTGGAGCGAACCCGCCATTTCGGACGTTGAATGGCGCGCAGAATCCGCGCCGGCGTATGTCGATCTAGACATGGTGCAGAAGGCATTGGCGTTGCCCGAGGACGCGAATGGACGGCCGGGTGTTGCGCTGCTCTGCTGCGATCCCGAAGCACGCGAGGACTTGCACCCAGGCCCGCCGTACCGCTACTGGGTCACGCGCGTCATTGCCCTTGATATTGACGAATCCAAGAGCCGCAACAACATCTTCTGCACCGTGCTGACTTCGCACGGCGTTTGGCGTGACGATGACACCGCCGACCTAGTGCGGCTTGAATATCTCGCGGTGGTCGGTCGCTTCCTTTCGCGGGTACTGAAGGAGGGCGACAATGCCAATCCCGCACATTGATACCGGGAAGAACATTTCTATCACGGTTGAGCCGTGGTCGGTGGTGACGCTGCGCGATTCCGAAGGACGCGACATCGCAAACATCTTCATCAACGATAAGCATCCGAGGCGGTCGCGCATGGTGTTTCAGGTGGCCGAAGCCATCAACGTCCGACGAGAAATGAAAGGGAACAGCCATGAGGAAGATTGACGAAGCAGTACGCCTTGCCATCATGCAGGACGCGCAATTAGGCATGAGGCAGAAAGACTTAGCAGCCAAGCATGGCGTTTCGCAAGGTTTTGTCAGCGGACTGATTGGAACCCGGAAGCGCGTGTCGTTTGAGGTGGCGCGTCACATCATTGCATCGGTGGACAACGGAGCAACAATGGTCGATATGTCTGCGCTGTATCAATTAGACTATTCCACGGTGCAGAGCATTGTTCGGCGCAGAACTAGGATTGCCAAGAAGGCTTCGGAGTCGATCTATGGTGGCTGACGCAATCACCGACTGGCGCGCTCGAGCAATCGCAGCGGAAGCGTGTTGCGCTCGCATGGAGCTGCTCGTGTATGCGGAGCGGCCAAGCGTGGCAAACCCGAACGGCCTGACATGGCGCGACCGCGCAATCAAATCCGAGGAGGACGCGCGACTGTGCCGCAATGCCCTGCCCGCGCACATTGCGCGGATCCTCTACGAAGGCGAAGGGTGACACCATGCCGCGCCAGGAGGAGGACGAGGACATCGTGGACAGGATCAAGTGCAGCGCGACCACCGACCCGCTGACGATTGAGGCGATGCAGGAAGTCATCCGAATCCGGCGCGAGATGGCGCGGATCATCCGCACCACAAACGAAACGCAGCGGGAGCTTGATCTATGTCGAAGCCAACACGCGCAGCGGCGGTGATGTTCAGGGTGGCCGGCGAGGCCGCGCCGCAGGGATCGAAACGAGCATTCCGCACGCGCGGTGGTCGCATTGCGTTGGTTGAATCAAGCGCGAAGCTGAAGCCGTGGAGGATTACCGTGGCAAGTTCGGCGGTCGCCGCCGGCGCGACTGTCATGGATTGCCCGGTGGAGATGTTGGTGCAGTTCACGTTCGTGCGGCCCCGCAGCCACTACACAAGCAAGGGCGCGCTGCGGACGGGTGCGCCGAGCCACCCCGGCAAGCCCGACCTGGACAAATTGGTTCGGGCCGTGGGGGATGCCCTGACCGGAATCTGTTACCGAGATGATGCTCAAATCGTGCGGTGGGATGCGTCGAAGGTCTACGGGGAACAGGCGGGGGCAACCATCGCGCTTTACCCCGCTTGACTTTCCCATACGGGGATGTATACTGTTCTGCCCCTGCACGTTGCAGGGACCGTGCGCGGCGTACCGCGCGTCTTGAGAGGAGACAACATGAACGAACTGGCAAAGATGGCCCCTGTGGCCACGCAGCTCGACCCAATGACGGTCGCGCAGGTGTTCAAGGACTCGGGGATGTTCCCCGACATTCAGACGGTTGCCGCCGCGTGCGCGAAGATCATCATCGGTCGCGGCATGGGCCTGACCGACTTCGACGCGATGACTGGTTTGCACATCATCAAGGGAAAGGCCGTGTTGGCTTCCAACCTTATGGCTGCGGCGATCAAGCGCGCGGGCAAGTATGACTACCGTGCGACCGTTACCGACACGCTGTGCGAAATCACATTCTTTGAGCGCAACGATGCGCGCGCCTGGGAGGAAATTGGCAGCAGCACCTTCACGATGGAGGATGCGCGCCGCGCGCAGCTCAACGGCGACAACTGGCGGAAATACCCGCGCAATATGCTCTTCGCGCGTTGCATCTCCAACGGGTACAAGGCCTTTTGCCCGGACGCGCTTGGCGCGGCCCCGGTCTACGTCGAGGCCCACGGCGAAATGGAAATTACTGAGGACGCACCCGCCGCGCCGGCGGCTGTCGCCGCCCTGCCCGTCCCGGCCCCGGAGAAGCCCCAAGATGCGCCCGTGAAGCGCAAGGCGGTCAAGACCGCCCCTGTCGTTGTGGACGCGCCTAAAGCCATTCCTGCCCCCGTGGAATCGAAGCCAGCCGCAACGGATGCCTATCCGGAGGAATACACAGGTGAATTCATGATCCTCCGCGTGGTGTGCCGGGATGGCAAGCCCTGCGCGGTGCAGGTGGACGGCGAACACGGAAAGGCTTGGATTGCCTTCCCCATCGCGGAATATGTGGCGATGGCGCGCGCAAAGGTAAACGAAAAGGCGCGCATGGAACTGATGCGCGTTGGCAGCACCCTCACAATCATGCGGTGGATTGGCCCGATGGTTCCCGCCGTGGTTGAGTCGCAGCACATCCCATTCTGAAAGGAACCCCATGAGCCTGTACGCAATCAACGCAGAAATCGCATCCGTGTTGGATGCCATGCTCGAGGGCGGCGCACACAGCCCCGAAGCGATGGAAGCCCTGAACCTGCACTTGGCCGGCATGGACGCGGCCCTTGAATCAAAGGCCGAGGATTACGCGGGACTCATCCAAGAACTGACGCTGCGCGCCGAAGCCCGCAAGACCGAGGCCAACCGCATCTGGCTGTTGTCCACGGTCGATGCCACGCTTGCCGAACGCTTGAAGGAACGCCTCAAGGCCGCGATGGAAAGCAGCGGAAAGGTCAAGATTGAAACCGCGCGCTTCCGGCTGACGGTGGCCAACAACGGCGGCAAGCAGCCGCTCGAGGTGGACGAAGCGCAGATGGATACATGGGAACCGCCGTTCCGCAAGGTCATCACCGAGCCCAACCGCGAGGCCATCCGCATCGCGCTTGAGAACGGTGCGACCATCCCCGGCTGCACGCTCATGCCGCGAGGCACGAGCCTGCGGATCAAGTAGTACGCTCTTCGCTCTTCTCGCCCCCGTTTGCGACCGCAGGAAGTTGGTCAGCGGACGGGGGCTTTTCATTGCTCTTGAACGGCACGAGGCGGTTCAACGCCTCCTGTCGCTTGCGGCACGGTTCGCAGGGCTTGATGCCGACCGCTTTCGTCGCGGCGGCAACGACATCGCCCAGGCCGCGCAGCTTTGCCGGCGCATCTGTGACTTCCGGCGTGATCGGAATGCGATCAAATGCGCCGCCTGGGCGGCTCACGATGCGGTAACCGTCAGATTCCATCCTGCCCCCTGTAGTGCGTTGATGTCATTGCAAGTGAAGTCCTGATGGTATGGGCCTGTTCCACACGGATACGTTCCCGGCCACAAACCATAGAAGTCGTAGACTTGCGAAATATCGTTGTCTGCCGTTCCGGTCATCGTGGTGTAAGCACCCGGCGACAGTTCGTAATACGGAAGCTGCGTGTTGTAGATGTTGCGCTCGAGCGTGATGTTGATGGACTGACTGTGCGTCCATTCAATATTGCCGGACTGGCCGTACAACGCTATCCCGTTGGTGTCATCGCACGTTGATCCCTGCGACTGATAGCCGTACACCGTTTGATCGTGAACGGATAGGTAGGTGGCCGCAATGCTGACATGGCTGCACACATACGATGAACTATCGCATGAGCAGGTTTCGCAGCATCCCCACGTAACATAGAACGTCAAATTGCCATCGGTATAAACGTACGGGACATCATTGCTTCCACCGCACGGATACGAAATTGTGAATGATCCGCTGTATGTTTCCCCGAACGGCTGCACAATGGTGCTTTGTGGAACGGTCTTGAAATTGGCGGACGTACACCGTGAACAGCTTGCCCCGGTCACATCCACGAAACTTGTGTACCCCATGAACGCTGCCGTAGGTGCTTGCCATCCGCTGCCAAAGATTGGCGTTGACTTGCGGGACTGGCCTCCCGTGATGAAATACGGGCTGCATAGTGCGGGGTTGTAGCAAATAATTGTTCGTTGTCCGCCATCGTTGCAAATGTCCCAGGGGACATCGTTGTAACCAGTCACGGAACATCGCGCCTTCGGCGTGACCGTGTATGTGATGGTGAGGGTTTGCGCCGGCCGTGGTGTCACAAACCCGCTGCACGAAGTCGCCTTCGTCGGTGCTGACGGGCAACAACACGCAATGGCCGTGATGCCGCTCATGCCACAATAATGATGGCAGCGATCAAGAACAGCAGGCGGCTCACTTGACGTACCCGCGCTTGGAAATGTAAACGCCGCAGCCCACGCCAACACAGAAGCAAACCGCCGCGAAGAACACCGAGCCGAGCCAAGAGCTGAAGTCTGCGAGGATCATGTCTTTGCCTTTCGTCGTTCCTGGGCCGCGCGGAAAGCCGCGTCGAATTCCTTGTCCGAAGCACGCAACGCCGCTACCATCTCTCGTTCCCCTTCGGGACGGGTGGTATCTAGCATATCGACCGCCAGTTCCGCTTGGTTTACTTTCCGACGAGGAAGCCACCCTAGCAGGATTCGCAAGCCGGAAAGCAATCCGGACTGCCACAGGATCAGCAGGACGGCCACCGCCACGGCGGCGATTGCCGCCCATGT